CTCGCTCTCCCTCCTGGTCAGGCCCGCATCGCGTTCTTCAACGCGCACAAGGCCGCTCTCATTTCCCTCTAACCCTCACTCCCTAACACACTACTATGGCTACCGTCCTCCCTACCGCTCCGGCTATCCTGTCTGACTACATCGTCCAGACCGTCGCCGGCAAGCTGCCCATCCTCAACAACATCTCCGTCAACCTCTCGGCCTCTGTCGGCCGCGCGGGCAAAACCGTTTTCGTCCCGATCATGGGTTCGGGCACGGCCTCGGAATTCAACAAGGCCACCAACACCCTCGCGGATGTCGACGGCGCCACGATGACCAACTCCTCGGTCACCCTCAAGCACTTCAAGTACGTCGACGAGTTCAGCCCCCTGGACATCCAGGAGTTCGGCATGCAGTACCTTATCAACGCTTACGCGAAGACCGCCGCTCAGGCCATCGTCGACAAGTGCTGGGAAGAAATCGGTGCCGTCTTCACGACCGCCAACTTCGCCACGGAAGAAATCGTCACCGTCAATGACTTCGGCTATGACGACGTCGTGAACGCTCAGTTCCTCCTCGACACCGCCAAGGCCGGACAGCCCCGCTCCTTCCTCGTCGGCAACGGCTACCTGAAGGCCCTCCGCAACTCGGCCTCCCTCGTCAGCTCCCTCAACCCGAGCGCCAACACCGTTGTCACCACCGGCAACGTCGGTCAGGTCGCCGGCATGGACATCTACCAGTGGAACCAGATCCCGAACGTCGAGAATCTCGCGGGCGTGGCCATGGGCCCGGATTCCCTGCTGGTCGCCACTGGGGTGCCGATGGCTGAAATCGCCGGCTTCAACGCCAGCGTCGCCACGGCTGAGTCGGGTCTCTCCGTCCAGGTTCTCGTCGGTCAGGCTGAAACGGGCAACATCCGTTGCATCGCTCAGATCCTCATCGGCGCCAACAAGGGCCGCGGCACCTCGGCCGTCCGTTACGTCACCGCTGCCTAAGCGGCCTGACATCGAAAACGGGGGCTCCGCAAGGGGCCCCTTTTTTGTGCCTGTTTGCCAATGGCCGCAGGGTTATGAGTTTATACTCTGAGTTCCTGCCCGACGCGAAGGAGATGGTCGCCGATTTTGCCGTGGCCGGTTCGGCCAACTCGGGAGCGATTACATTCGCTTGTCTTATCTCCGACCCCGCCGTGCAGACCGTGCTCGAAGCTGGGGGCTATATGGAGCGAACCCAGTACAATGTCCGCATCCCCGCTGCAACGGCCTCCTGGAGCCTTCCAGACGGGTCTACGGGGGCATCCACGGCCATCATCGTCGGCGGCGTCCCCATCGCCTCTCTCGCCCAGGGCAAGAAGATCGTGGCCGGCGGGAAGAACGTCCGCATCACGACCCAGACCTATAAGCCCGGGTCGGCGTGGGTCACCCTCGTCGTCATCGACGACAACCAGTAATGGCCTCAAAGGTTTCCATCGAGCCGAAGTCGCTTGCGGAGTTCGTGGAGGCCTGCCGCCAGTTCGCTAAGAACTCCGGCATCGCCATGCGCGACGCCGTGCTCGAGCAGGGCATGCTTGCCTGTCAGGACGCGGCCAAGTTCACCCCTCCCCTTCCCCGCGGCGGGGGCAACGGGCTTAGCCCTTCCGCAAAAAAGGCAGGCCTTAAAGCCGTGGCTGGAGACATCTCCAAAATCTTCGTGGCCGCAAACGACTCTTCAGCTCGTGGCGTTGCCGGCAACTTGGTCAACCAAGTTGCGTTTGCCGTGAAGACTGGCGACTTCGGAACATTTACTAGGCTCACTGACGGCGGCAAACTCTCCGGCATGCTCGGCCAGCGCAGCATCCTCTCGAAGATTGCAAACGACGCCGACAAGCAAAGGGCTTTTGCCAAGGCGAAGAACTTCCTCAACAGGGCCAACCCTGTAAAGAGCGAGTATGGCACACAGGGCTTCGTCCGAGACCTACGTCCAATCCATGATCAGGTAAAATCCCGCTTCGGGGGTCGAATCAAGAAAGGCCAGCGAGCAGTCTCTGCGAAACTCCTTGTCCAGGATAAGAACGAGCTGAAAGAATACATTGAGCGTCGCCAGCAAATGGTAGGTGTTATCAAGTCAGGATGGGCAAAGGGAATGGCTAGCCTGCCGCGCCTAAAAGAGCCTAACGGGCAGAAAGGTGAGCCTGGAGCCGAGTTACGTAAGGCCACATGGATTACCTCGCATTCAAGAGTTATTGGGACTAGCATAACGACCTTCACCGACAAGATCGCCGAAGTCTCCGTGACCAACACCCTAGGAAACATCAACGCAATCGCCGACGACGCGGGAGTCCTCGGCCTAGTCTACGGAAACCGCGTCAAGCAGATGCCCGCGATGATCCGTTACCGCATGCGAAAGCCCATCAACAAATTTAACCGCAAATAACATGGCCTTTACCAAATCCATTCGCCACATCGTCGAGGGCACGCTCGCGACCTACCTCACCGCCCAGGCTGGACTCGCCGGCGTGGCCATCCTCACGGGTGACAGCGCCGCGACCCAGACCCTACCCAAGGCCGTCGTGCTCTGCGACTCGGCCCGGGCTCCTGGCGACCTCCCCGAAGGCCTTGGCAACTTCGATTGCTCCGTCCGCATCACCCTTTTCTCGAACGCCGACGACACGACCCTGGCCGTCCACCGTGCCCGCTGCGCCGCCCTGTCCGACTGCATGCGGAGCGTGGGCCTGATCCAAGACGCCTTCGCGGTGACCGGCGATGCGCTCTGCTATGACGTGACCTATGTCTCCGAAGACGAGGGCATCGACGAGCGCTCCTGGGCGACTTCCTTTGCCTTCGACATCCTCACTTGCCTGAACCCCGAGTAGGTTGCCAATTAAAGCAGGAGTAAGATGAGCGAAGTAAACAAAGGCGTAGTCTGCCTCTATGGAATCGGCGCCGGCCAGGTTGCCTCCCTTTTTGTGCAGAGCTACTCGGTCAGCTCTGGATTCAACAACACCGGCACGGTGGTCAATGAGTCCGGCCTGACCGTGACGGCCCGTTACGACGACCGACGCTCCGAGATCACCGTCGAGGGCGTGGCCAAGCTCACGTCCGTCCCGCAGCTCGGCGCGACCCTATCCTTCACCGCGAAGACCGCCTCGGCTTACCCCGGCGGCTCCGCTTCGGTCAGCTTCTCGGGCGTGATCACCAAGGTCGACGACCGTGGATCTAGTAAAGGTTTCGTCAGCGTCTCGGTCACTGCCGAGTCGTACGAAGAGATCACCTACTAATTGACACCCCCGAAAGGGGCGTAGTCTGGTGGAGTGGACAGGCGCTTCCTCAATAGCCAGGTAGACCCTGCCCCGTTCAAGTTACTAGGCAGGACTCTTTACCCGTGGTGCCTCAAGTACCGCGTGCGCCTGCATGCGTTCGACTCCCCACTGGTGACAGGTGATCGCGGCATTACGCCCGCAGACTTATTGTTTGCATGTCAGGTATGCGCTGAAGAGACGCTCGGTAATGTAAGCATAATCGACAAAGCCAGAATTGTTTACTTATCCAGTAACCCTTATCGATTTGAGGCGCTCGTTAAAGCCTTCTCAGGTTACATCTTAATCGACAACTGGCCAAAGTTCTGGGAGCAAGATCAGAAGAAGAGCGGAGGAAGCAAGGGCCTCCCGTATCCGCTAGCCATCGTCGCAAACCTAGTGGCCAACGGCATCGACGAAAAGCGTGCCTGGGAGATGCCGGAGTGTCAGGCCATCTGGATGAACGCGGCCTTTGCCATGCGCAAGGGTGTCGACGTGGCGATCATGTCCCCGGAAGAGGAGGCCTACATCGAAGAGCAGCTGAAGGCCGGCGAAGGGGAAGCCCCCGTTGCCAATCCCGCAGGGTAAAGAGCCCATGTCCCAAGACCTTACGTTAAAAGTTAAGACGGACTCTGACGTCCCGGACGCCATGAATAAGGCGAAGACGGCTGTCTCTGGTTTCGACAAGCAACTTCAGGACATCCGCAACAAGTTTGGAACGTCTTTCAAGGACATCTTTTTGTCGGCCCTAGGCCCTATGGCGCTCGTTGCTTCTGCCACTGCGTTTATCGGCAAATTAATTGCAGATAATCAAAAGAAACAAGAAGACGCTAATAAAGCAGCCATCGAAGGTACGAACGAACTAATGTCCGCCCAGGATCGTTACTACGCCAACAAGCTTAACAACGAAAAGAAAGACAAGGAGACGGTTGAGCAGGCCGCTGCTGCCCGTAAAAAAATTACAAAGGATTTCTTGGAGAATGACCCACGCGGCAAACAAATGTATGACGAAGCATACAGAGAAAAGTTCTTCGGTCACCCATTCAAAAAAACAAAGGCAGGCCTCATTGAAGATGACCCAGAGATTCAGTCTAGGGTTCAGGCTATGATCGCTGAAGACGCTAGGAAGAATCCCCAGGCAGGGATTAACCCTGAGCAAAAATCTGAAGCCAAGGCCGGCTCATTCAAGGGCCCCGAAGGCTTCGGCACGGTCGTCGGCGTCGGCGCGAACCCGGTCATGGAAAAGATGACCCGCCAGAATGAGATCCTCGAGGAAATTAAGATTATCCTCCAGGAGCAGAGCCTCATCAATAAGGGCGGCATGGTTCCTTCTCCGTTCACTGAGGCCGTGCCTCTTACCCTCCAGAAGATGGGAGCCGTCTAATCTACCATGGCCATCGTCAACACAGGAAACGCCCTCTCTTCCGAGCTTATCCAGCCCGGGATCACCGTCATGTCGGACGGCTTCGGACTGGTCACCGCGTCGGCGACTTACAAGTGCGACTGGGCGACCCCCGTCCCGGTCACGCAGCGCGGCGCTCCCCTGGACTTCGGCGGCCTGACTTACCTCAAGGCGCACAAGTCGAGCATCAGCTACGACAACTTACAGTTCAAGACGGTGAAGGTGGACTACGTCGGCATCGACCCGACGGTCAACAGCGGCGCATGGACTAACGCAAACACCTCCGCGGCGAACGGCCTGACCGCCGAGAACATCACCTCTCATCCTAACTTCTTTGAGCAGGCTGGCGGGTATACTGTAGGCCCTCTCGCAGGCTTGCCTTCCGACTTCGGCGGTCTCTACGACGACTCGACCCTCGGGCCTCCCGTCACGGTCATCGCGGTCGCACCTTCTCCGAACGCTGGCAAACCCGTCGTCGTCCCGTCCTCCGAAGGCTACAACGGCGCGTGCTTCGAGACGGGCATGGGCGGGCGCTTCATCGGCTTCGTCGACCCGACCGTCCCTTATCTTTTCGGCAAGACTCAATATCTCGCAACGACCACGACCTACACTGGCGTGATTTATGTCAATGCACATCAGTCTGCTCGCATGATTATCGACTCCCTAGGCACGGCAGTCGCCGGCAATACCTGGGGAGCGTTCAAGCTTCTCCCCGACTGGGCTGAAGTCGGAACAGGCCCTTACGGGAAATTAAACCTTCTCTCTCAGGCCAACGTCGAAGAGTTCGGTTTGATTTATAAGGTAAACTATGAGATCCGATTCTCAAAGGAAGGCTGGCCGCCGGACGTTTACATCAACCTCTGACCGATGTCTATTCAACCCGGAGTCGGCTACACGTTCACTTCGTCCAGCCTAGGGACGAACTTCAACATCGAGAAGCCCTGGGCGCCGTGGGCCGTCTACCCGGTCACCGAGGAGGTCTGTCCGTTCACCATCGTCGACGAATCCTCAGGCACGACCTACAAATTCAGCTGCACGCCTGGCATGGTGAACTCGGTCATCCCTCAGATCGGCATCGCCCCGCTTGCGACTAAGCGCCTCGACTACGTTCCGACCCCGACGACGGCCTTCAACTTCGACCCGGCCACTGGTTACTCGTATATCTACCTCAAGGTCTCGGCGGACTATTCCACTCCTCCGACCATCTACCCTGTGACGGATCAGACAGACATCCTTTATCCGCGCATCATCTCGACGAGTATTCAGCATCCGGCCACGGACGACTCCGCCTTCTTCCTCCTGGCTGTCGCCTACCAAGACCAGACCAACCCGGGTGGCGTTGCGACCCCGATTGTCATCACTCAGCTGACGTGCGGCTCTCAGTGGTCTGACCGAATCAAGGTCGGCACATCTACCGCGAAGTACTTCTTCGCCCGCGCCTGATGCCCCTGCCTCCGCTGACAAAGGACTATTTTACTGTCGGCGGAACCCAGGTTTTCGGCGTCACCTTGTTTACTTGGGGGCAAGCACGTTCTCCCGTCTATGCTGCGCAACACACCACTGGCGGATTTAGTTTTAGCAATTCGTCTCACGCATACGACTATTATAAATACAGTGCGGGCGCTCCTATCCGGGCAGTCGACGCCCAAGGTCGCCTCTTCCGCGGGACTCCTTTTGCCGCGCCTGGTTACAACGACTACGCAACCTTTTCCGGCGGGAGCCCTCCCGCAATCGAGGAGCGTTTCTTTTTCGGCGCATTCTACGAAGACCCGCTCAACCCTGGCACCTTTCTCCCGTCCGTTGCAACAGGCCTAGATAAGGACTATGAGTCCGCGATACTGACCGGGGCCTTCTATGCGGGCACGACATCTTCGGTGACCGTCGGCGCAACCGCTTTTGACGGCTCCGACCCCTTCGGACAAAATATCGGGCCAACCCCTACGGGCGACATTACCGCGGTGACCTTGGCATTCTGACCCCCTTGCCAATCTGGGCAGGGTTAAGAAGACCCGATGAGCTGCTCCAATACCGCCGTATTCTCCCGAGGGGACAGTTTCTCCAGCGTCTGGACGTGGGTTCCCGGGGCCGGCGAGCCCGTCAACCTCCTCGGCACGACCATCGCCTCGACCCTCCGCGATCGGAGCGGCAAGGAATACCCCCTCGTCATCGTGCTGGCCGGCAACGGCCTCTCCTTCACGGCCACCTTCCCCGGTGACACCGCCGACTGGGCGCTCGGCCTCGCGAGCTGGGACATCCGCTTCACCTTCCCTGGCGGCCCCGTGACGCACTCGACCATCTTCCGCGTGCAGATCCAGGAGACCATCACTCAAGCTTAACATGGCGACCATCAACGGAACATTCAACAGCCTGATCGCGGGAACGCTGTCGGGCACCGTCGCCACCCCTGGCGCTACTGGCCCCGCCGGCCCTGCCGGCCCTGCCGGCCCTCAGGGCGTCCCAGGAGCTCCCGGCGTCGGCGTCCCTGCTGGCGGAACTACGGGCCAATTCCTGACCAAGTCGAGCAACCTCGATTATTCGACTGGCTGGTCGACCCTATCTCTCGCCGGCTACGCGACCGAGTCCTGGGTGACCGCTGGTTTTTATCCTCTCACTGGTAACCCCTCGGGCTTCCTGACGGCCTCGGCGCTTACGCCCTACCTGACCAAAGCCGATAATCTCGGCAGCCTGACCAACTTCGCCACGGCCCGCGACAACCTCAACCTCGGCACGCTTAACTCCCCGACCTTTGCGGGTCTCACGTTGCAGGGCTCAGGCGCTAACGTCGGCCAGTATACGCCGACCTCCCTGAGCCTGACGCACACGACCTTCGGTTCCTTCGTGATCTCGCCGTCGTCGGGCATCACGTTCCCCGATACCTCCATTCAGACGACCGCCTTCGTCGCCGGCTCCGGCTTGCCCACTGGCGGCACGGTCGGCCAAGTCCTGACCAAGAACTCCGGCACGAACTTTGACGCGTCCTTTGCGACCCTCATCCCGGGCGACCGCTACCTGACGAGCTCGACGACGAGCCTGACCATCGACAACGCGAACAAGACCCTGACCGTCGGCACGGGCTTGTCGTACACCCCGCAGCAGGACGTGGTCATCGCCTATGACGCGGCGAACCATATGCACGCCCAGGTGCTGACGTACAACTCCGGCACGGGTGTCATGACGGTCGATGTGCGCAGTCACTCCGGCTCGGGCACGTTCTCGCTCTGGACGGTCAATGTTGGCGGCACGGTTCCCGAGGCCTCCGTTGCCTGGGGTTCTATCACCGGGGTTTTGGGCAATCAGGTAGACCTCGCTGGCGCTCTTTCGGCCAAGCTCGAAGTCACGACCGCGGCCTCGACTTACTTCACGATCGCATCGGCTGCGGGCAAGGCGAACCTCTCCGGGGCGACGTTCACGGGCAAGGTCAACTTGGCAACGATTTCGGCATCAAGCCCGAGCGTGAACCTCGGAGGGCAATGCGACTCTGCACCGGCTTCGGCAACGAACGGAGACCTCTGGATTTCAAACGCTGCCTCCCCTAAAATCACCTATCGGATTGGCGGGATTAATTACAACTTAGCCGTCCTGAACCAGTTCAACACGTTCACGGGCCAGATGGTCATCAACACGACCTCTTCATCGACCGCCGCCCTGCGTGTCACTCAGCTCGGAGCAGCAAACGCCATCGAAGTCGAGGACAGCACGTCCCCTGACGCCACCCGTTTCGTCGTCGACGCCAACGGCAAGGTCGGAATCGGCGTCGCCCCGGATACGACCGCCGCGCTCAAGGTCGATGCGAACGGCATCATGTTCGGAGATGGCACGCTGCTGATCACGGCGCCGAATAGTGTCCAATTTAATGGCAGCTCCCAAGCCAATCCCATTTCAGGTTCCTTTGATAACAGTTCTACTTCTTACCCTAGCGAACTACTTGTTAATTTCGGAGGCACTATCTACGCAGTCCCTGCCCGCATCGTATAATTTATGATCCTCGCAATCCTCTCCTTCATCGCCGGCCTGATCACGGGTCTGCTCGTCATGCGAAAGCACGCCGCCAAAGCCTCCGAGCTGGAGGCCAAGGGCAAGGCCGCTCTCGACGCGCTCAAGGGACGCTGACCCTGTGCGCTTGCTCCTGGTCATCGCCGTCCTGGCCCTGACCGGGTGCAGTCTGTTCCGCAAGGGTGACGCCCTGCCGCCCCTGCCCGTCCAGCCGCCGGCCCCGACCAAGCCTGACGCCGTCCAGACCCTAGGCAAAGACCTCGACAAGACGGATCACCGCGTAGGCGCTGCGCTCGTGGCCATCGAGAAGAACGCCGACAAGCCCAAGGTGGTCGTCGCGGAGTCTCGCCTCGCTCAGTCCTATCTGCCCCCGCCCCCCGAGGCGGACGTCGCCTTCGCCGTGGCCCGGGCTACCAAGGCCGACCCCATCGACTACGCCAAGCAGATGGAGTTCGGACGCAAACTCGCCACCGCCGTGAACAAGGCATGGGAGAAGCTCGAGGCCGACCAGAAGGAAGCCGCCCGCGTCTCTGGCCTGAAGGACGCCCGCATCGTCGAGCTGACTAAGGAGGTCGAGCGCGTGAAGAAGGACGCCTCCGCCCAGACTTGGACGCTCGTCGGCGCCGGCCTCGCCGTCATCGGTGCGCTGACGACCGCCTTCATGGGCCCGCGTATCGGTCTGCCCCTGCTACTCTGCGGAGCCTTCTGCGGATCGGTTCCATTCATCATCGACTCGCCCTGGTTCGAGTACGCCGCCGGTGCGACCATCGTCATCTCCTGCGGCCTCGGTCTCTGGTGGCTGGCCGACAAGGTGCGCGACTCGGTGAACAAGCCCTCTCCCACCGATGAGCCGCCGCAAGAATAAGGTCAAAGTCGTCAGCCGACGCTTAGGCCGTGAGCGTGCCTGGGGACAGGCCTTCATCGGCGAGAACAAGCTGGAGATAGATCCAAGGCTCGGCGCACGGCGTTCCCTTGAAGTTCTAATTCACGAGGTCACCCACCTCGCCCATCCAGGGATGTCAGAGCCTGAGGTCGACCGCACGGGCAAGATGATCTGCGCCGTGCTCTGGTCTCAGAACTACCGCCGCGTCCTGCTCGAACCTAACGCCAAGCCGCCCCGCATCTCGTGAGCCCTCCTCCTCCGCCCATCGACCCCGAGTCCCTGCCGAAAGAGCTGAAGGACGGCGTCGTCGCGTCAGTCCTTGGCGGCCTCGCCATGACGGCCCGCCTCCTGCTCTCGACCGAACCCGTGTCCCTGGGATGGGTCGTGCGCCGTGTCCTCGCCGCCGCGATCACCGCGGCCTTGGTCGGCTACGGCATCCAAGACCACATCCAAAGCCCGGGCCTGAAGATGGCAGTCGTCGGTGCGGCCGGCTACGCGGCCCCCGAATGTCTGGACTACCTGATGAAATACATCAAGGCCCGCGGAGAGAAGGAAGTCGCCGCGGTCGTCGGCAAACCCAAACCCCATGGCAAAGGTAAAGCAGTCACTAAGCGGAAGCGGTAACCTCCTGCTCGCGGTCACGCTGCTCACCGGCTTTGCGGGAGTCTCGGCCCTGTCGTCGGCCTACATCGCCGGGTATGTCCTCGACCAGTTGCAATCGACCGACGCCCTGGTCATGATCGTGACGGACGCGGGCCTGAAGTCCGACTCGGCCGACCTCGAGCGCAACATGAGCACGGCGACCCTAGCCCTGAAGTCCGTCCGCGACCTTGGCTGGGCCTTGGCCGTAGGGTGCTTAGGGGTAGGGGTGGCGGTCTTCTTACGCTCCCGCCGTCAAAACGCCTCCTA